ATTGAATCTAGGACAAAGAAAGTTGGAAACAGAAGTTGGGCCCATTAAATATGTGGCACAATTGGTGTATGGTGCTGATGATACCAACACCATTGACAAGGCAGTTAGGTTACTTGTGTTGTTGTTAATCTTTGTGTTTGATCCATTGGCAATTCTCATGGTGATTGCCGCCAATATGTCTATGAAGAAAGAAGTAGCAAAAACGGTACTACCACCCACCAAGAATTTTGCGGATGCCATCAACAAGTCGGAACCTGCCACAAAAGTGGAAAACACCACAAGCATGGAAATGGATTGGAATCCTGGAAGTTGGTTCCGTATTGTGAAATCCCCTAAGGATAAGTGATTGAAATATAAGCACTTAGCGGGGCTTGACAAAAACAGATAAAATCGTTATATTTCATACATACTCTAACACATGGAGGCTGTATGGATGGCATCACGAAGGAAGGTATTCGCAATCTTCTGCGAAATTCCGTGGTCACTGTCACGTTCACCAAGGCGGATGGTACGATCCGAGACATGAAGTGCACGCTCTCTCCCGACTTTCTTCCGGCACAGGAAGTAACCGAGTCGCATCGTAAGCACAGTCCTGATAGTTGTCCGGTCTGGGACATGGAGAAGCAGGCGTGGCGGTCATTCCGCTGGGATAGCATTAGCAAGATTTCTCTCCTTGACAAAGAGGTTTATAATGGCTAATCTTCATCTGGTTCTTCCTCCGGCGTCGGAAACTTCCATTATTTCCGAAGAGCCAACTTGGGAAGGTGCTGTGAAGAATTACAATTCTGAAATGCTTCGTGGATTGAATTGGCATAATTATTGTGCCAACGAGAAGGATTACATGAAGTACATGGAGCAATGGATCCGTGAATATCGTCCGAATACTGCCAAGAAGGATATTGCTTCATGGCGGAATCACGGCGAGATTCGTCCCACCATTTGTGCTTTGGCAAGAATGCAACTTCAAGGATTTCCTTTGTCGGCAAAGGATAGTCAGCACATTCGGGATTACGTCCTGGAATTCACTGGCATGATGGCAAAGAAGGTGTCCCCTATTTCCACGCCTGCGGTGAATCGTCCTAGCATTCAGGATAGAATTCGCGCACAAGTATCTTCCATCTTGGCAGACCTTGATGGTCATGTGGATGATGCCTTTGATGGTGTTCTTCCTTCTTCGGATGAACTTGCTGGCAAGATTCTGACACAGAATTTCAAGGGTCCCCAGCTGAAGTTGATTCAGCAATATCTTCGTAGGAATCTGGCTGAGTGGCATTCTGCTTATGCTGGTGAGGATGACCAGCTGGTGGAAGGATATGCCTATGTGGGCAAGAGAAACTTCAAGAAGATTATTGATGTTTTCTCCGAGGTGATGAGTCGCATCTCTCAGGAGCAGACCAAGGTGAAGTCCTCTAGGATTCGCAAGAAGAAGCCTGTGGACAAGAAGAAGATGGCAAGCAAGATTCGCTTCAAGGCGGAGCATGAAGGTATCAAGTCCTGCAATCCGGTGGACATCATTGGTGCCAACATGGTCTGGGTGTACGACACCAAGAAGCGCCGTCTGGGATATTATGAGGCTGAGGTGAAGGATAGCTTGTATGTGAAGGGTCCGAAGATTTATGGATTCGGCACCACGTGTGAAAAGATTCTTCGGAAGCCTGAGGAACAGCTGGCTGAGGTGATGAAACTGCGGAAGAATCAGACCGTGAATTGGTTTGATGGCATCAAGGCGAAGTGTAAGGCTTTGAAGGGACGTACTTCTACTGACCTACTTATTGTGAGGATTGACTAATGAACCCCAAGGATAGATTTGATTTAGAGCAGGAGATGATGAACTGCTGGAAGGTGACAGATGACATTGATTCTGTAGCGCATTTTGTAGGACAGATGAACATTGATGCCAAGGATCAAGATGCCTTGTTGAACATGCTACTTGGTATGAAGCAACTTTATGATGTGAAGTTTCAGGTGATGTTTGAAACATTTGAGGAGTTGATTCATGCTGGCGAGTTGAACGCCAACTTGAAGAAGTTTAATTGGGAATGGAATGATGAGGAAACCGATGATAATAGTTGATTATAGTCAAACAGCAATCAGCACCTTGATGGCGGAGCTTCGTGGACGTACTGATGCAGAAATTAGTGCGCCATTGATTCGTCACATGATTGTGAATGCATTGCGCTCATACAAGAACAAGTTTGGTAAGGAGTTTGGTCAACTTGTGATTGCCTGTGACAATAAAAAGTATTGGCGTAAGCAAATATTCCCATATTACAAGGCGAACAGAAAGAAGGCGCGAGATGATAGTGGCTTTGATTGGCACGCCATCTTTGAGGCATTGAATCAAATCAAGCAGGAACTGGCAGAACATTTCCCGTATCCTGTCATTGAAGCCGACACAGCTGAGGCGGATGATATCATCGCCTCGTTGGTGTTCTATTCACAGGAAAATGATTTAATTCAAGAAGGTTTGGACATGGTGCCCCAGCCTGTGTTGATTCTTTCAGGTGACCATGACTTCACACAGCTTCAGCGTTACAAGAATGTGAAGCAGTATAGTCCGATTCATAAGAAGTGGGTGAAGGCTGAGGCCACGCCTGATGAAATTGTCATGGAACATATTCTGATGGGTGACAAGGGAGATGGTGTTCCCAACTTCTTGTCTGCCGATGATGTGTTTGTGTCAGGTGGTAGGCAGAAGCCTATTCGAAAGAAGGATTTGGAAACTTGGAAGAAGCAAAAGGTGGAAGATTGGAATGGTACACCTCATGAGGTGAACATCAAGCGTAATGCTCAATTGGTGGACCTCCGATATATTCCAGAAACAATTCAAGAATGTGTTATAAATAGTTACTCATCACAGAAAAATGTGCGTGACAAGTCTCAACTATTGAACTATTTCATTGCACACAAGATGAAGAATCTTATGGAGCACATCACGGAGTTTTAATATGGAACAATTAAGTGTGAAAATGTTGTTGAATGAAAAATTGGATTGGATTGCCAAAGGTGCCACACTGCAAGAACAAGTGGAACGCACCAAACAAGTTGCCAAGATTGATTCAACATTTGCGCCATTGATGCGCATGGCAGTATTAGATGCTGAAAAAGTGGTGGGAATGCCTGTAGGGATGCCAGACACCTATAAGCCAGACACTAGTATGCCTGATGGGTTTGCCAACACGGATGCACGTGCTGAATTTCGTAGAATAAAGAATTTTCAAGCAAATGGTAGCATGCAAAAAGTGGCAAGTCATCAACGAGAAAAACTTTGGGTACAAATGTTGGAAGGCATGCACTGGAAAGAAGCCAATGTCATGGTACATATCAAAGACCAAACACTTCTTCAAATTTACCCAAATATGAGACAAGTCTTGACAGAACTCGGTGCCAAGATTACATTACCTGAAGTAACAGAAACAACAAAAAAGAAAAAGCCCAAAAAGTCGTAAGTTGTTGATTTAGAAGGACTTACCCTGGGGCTTGACAAATGAGTCCCAGGGTGTTATATTTAATATATACTGCTGATTGACAACAGAAATATTCATGCCGCGTTCGTCTATCGGTTAGGACGCTAGACTTTCACTCTGGTAAGATGGGTTCGATTCCCATACGCGGTACTATTGCCCTATCGTCCAATGGCAGGACAGCAGACTTTGGATCTGCGAATCTACGTTCGAGTCGTAGTGGGGCAATGCAGTGCGATTGTAGTATCACATTTAACTTAGGAGTCTTTATGAAGACCATGTTTGTTTCTGCGGTTGCTGTTTTGATGTTTGCTGCTTGTGCCAAGAATGCTGAGGAAGCTCAGCAAGGTGAGTCTGCCGCCATTCAAGCCGACACTACGTTTGCCGCCGAGAAGGCAGCAACTGACTCAGTGAAGGCTGTGGAAGTAAAGGCAGAAGTTCCTGACGCCAAGTAAGCTAAACTGATGAGGAGTTAATCTCCGAAACACGGTTTCGGCCGTGTCTTTAGCATCGTGTGTGATTAAAAAAGGGAGTGACAATGATGAGCAAATCACACGCCTACTCATCTAGGAAAGCGGCTCCATGGGGGTCGCACACACATGATGCCTCTACGGGCCTGTAGCTCAGCTGGGAGAGCGCCTGATTTGCATTCAGGAGGTCATCGGTTCGATCCCGTTCAGGTCCATAGTTGGGTGGTTAGCTCAGTTGGTTAGAGCATCTCGT